CATGAAGTAGTGGTAAGCTGTGCCTGCCTTGTTACGTCTGTTGCACTCTTCCTGTGCTTCACGACCGGTGCCGATGATGTAAGCAACTATCGGGTCATGTCTTGTAGCGAAGTTGCCTATCTGCTTGAATACGAGATACATTGTGTCTTTCATGGTGCTTACCTCCTTGTGTATTGTATTACTGCTCTATAACGAGCGGGATTTCTATTTCAAGCATCTTTGAAAAGTCACCGCTTGCAAAAAGTTCGTTGTTTTTCTTTTCCATAGCATCTGCTTCGTCCTTGCTTATCTCAACGAGTTTGTTATCAACGGTCTTAAGGTATCTTTTCATATCACTTACCTCCTGCGGTTTTGGGTCGTGTTCTCTTGTTGTGCTTTTATTATAATCGATTTTTCGATTATATTCAAGTGGTAATATGCACGAAATTTCGATTATATTTTTGTGCAAAATATAGTCTTTATTTCGATTAGGTTTTATGCTATAATGGGTGCAGGAGGTGATATCATGCCATTGAAGTATAATTTTGATGTGTTGCAGGCTCTTAAGGAGAAGGGATACTCCGCCTATAAGCTTGCACAAGATAAGCTGCTGTCCGGTTCTTCAATCCAGAAGCTGAGGAAAGGCGAGCCGCTAGGTGCTGACGGTATAGCAACTCTCTGTGAACTGCTCAATTGTCAGCCCGGGGACATCATCAGATACGAAGAGCCCGAAGAGTAAAAGTTACAAATTCAGGATTTTTCCTATAATATTACGTATATATGCGTGTATGGCGTATATGCGCCCATAACATATATATTTTTGCTCTATTATATTATTATTTGTAACTTTGTAACCCGTATATAGGAAATCGCGTATTATAGGGCTTTTGCTGTGGTTACAAACTAAGTTACAAACTAAGTTACAAAGTTACAAACTAGGTTACAAAAACCGCAGAGGTTACAAACTGTTTTTAGTGGTTTGTAACCGAGAATTGAGGGGGTATATTATGCAAATTACCGATAGAGAAAAACTCAGACAGCAGCTCTCAGAGCACTATGCAAGAGATATCGAAGGGCTGAACGATGAAGATCTGATAGCAGAAGCACTCGCTTCAATCGAAGCCATGTTCAGATACACGGACGAAGATGATGTGTTCAAGCGCTCACGTCCTTATGCAGTATCATACCTCGCACTGTGTGCTGCTCAGGAGCTGCTTCCCAAGAAGTGAATATTGCTAGCAATAACAAATCCTCTCCCGGAACTACCCGAGAGAGGACTTTTGTATATATGGAGGTCTGCTTTAATGGTTGTTATACTCTCTTTGTGAAGCCTGCTGCAAGGCATATCCACCCTGCACCGCTTTTGAGCTTGCCCCAAGTCTGACCGTCAACGACCTTGTCAGCCACTATGGTGTATACGCCGTGATCTTTGATGCTGCCGACCACCTTGTTTGATACGCCTGCGCCTGACCTGATGTTGAGATCGTCATGCACGACTTTGACCCGGTAGGACTTAGCCGCTGTCACAGCCGCTGCAGGATATACCGCGTTGCCCTTTTCATCGAACACCTTATATCCTGCCTTGCAAGCCTTCTTGGCATTGGCAAGGCTCTTGAATGCACCTATCTGAGACTTAGCATCTGCCCAAGACTTGCGCACACGGTATATCTGAGAAGTACCGCCGCCAGTATTGGGGTTGACTGCCGTGGACTTAACAGCGGCCGCGGGAGCTGCAGGTGCTATGGTGAGGAGCTTGTTTACCTCAGATGCAATATAAGGGAACTTACTGCCAAGATAAGGACCGGGGCAGCCGGTAGCAAAGAACCACCTGTGCATGGTAAGGTTACCTGATGTATCTCCGGTGTAGTTGATGCGCTTAATACCGTTTCTTCTGCAGATATCAGCACACAGCTTAATGCAGGCGTTAAGTGCTGCATCGGTCACCTTCCAGTTAGGCTCACCTGCACCGGGGGCATTAGCTACCTCGATTGTTACAGCCCTCATGTCGTTCTCCCTGTTGGAGCTTGTCCATGCTCTGTACTTCTCGTCTATCATCACACCGATATTGCCGTTACTGTCTATGCAGTAGTTCGTGGATCCACCTCTGGACTGCACCGCATTACAACAGCCGGACAGCGACAAATTACCCGCCATGTGGTGGATTGTTATTTTGTCGATGGCGTGATCTCTTATGTTGTAGTGGTCAGATATGCCGTTCCACTTCCACTTTGCAAGACTACTATTGCTCATACGTCAACACTCCTTTACTTCTCGTGGTTCAGATCTGCGTTCATAAGTGCTGATATGCCTGCTGCTATTGCCGCAGTCAGCAGAACTCTCAGAGCCTGACTGTCTGATGTATCTGTCAGCGCTATGTTAGCACCGATGTAACCAATTGCCGCCTGTCCGAATGTCCTGAGTGCTCTGTACAGCCACTCGCTCATTTTCTTCTTGTTCATGCTACCCCTCCTATAATCTATCGTAGGACAAACACAGCCGTTTGCTGTGCCGCTTCTCGGGCTTACCTCGTGAAGTTGTACCCCTCAGAGGATAAGCCCCTCAGAAACGCGCTCTCGTTGTCCTAGTGGTTTACGTTGTTCTCCAAAGCATCAAGCCTGTGATGTGCAGACTTCGTGGACTGCTCACACATGATAAGTCTATCACGTATCTCCTGCAGGTCTGCTCTGGTATGCCTAACGTCTGCTTTCATTTCTGATATGTTTGTGTTCAGCGTTTCAAGCTTGACTATAACCGTAGTCATTTCAGCCGCTGTCTGCCTGTTATCCGTAGTCTGATTACGTTTGAGGTTTGTGAAACCTACGATCGCCGCCACCAAGAGCGAAAGGATTGATATGATAACACTGATCTCCATTAGCTTACACCTCTATTTCTATGAAGTCCTCGATTGCCATAAGCAGGTCGGGAGCTATGGAGATATCCTCACCCGATATGTTTATCTTGTCGGGTACATCTACCTCGACAGCTACGAGCTCACTGAACTGCTGCGCGAACTCTGCCTTTTTGTCGCTCGGTATGATATACTGCTTGCCGTCCTCGCTGAGCGTACTGCCTACACTCTGCAGGAGCTTGATGCGCTGCTCATTGAACAACTCAACCTCAGCGGCCACAGCTTTGATAAGCTTAGCTACCTTGTACGCCGTAGCGATCTTGAGGTCTTTTCTTGCAAGCTCACTAAGAGCCATCTGTGCATCGAGTATCTTTTCAAGTCTTACTTTCATATTGATTTCCTCCTGATTTCGTCAAGTTCCTTCTGCTGTTTCTTGACTATCTCCCAAAGTATGGGGATAAACTGTGTGTAATCGAGATAGAGGTCTTTTCCGTCACCGTAGTGATCGTGATATCCTCCGAAGTCCTTCTCAGAGAGCCCGACTTTTTCCATAGCCGCCTTAACGTCCTGAGCAATAAAGCCGCACATGGTCTGGTCGGGGTAAGATTCTTTATATTGGAACGTAGTAGCCGAGAGATTATCAAGCAGAGCCGTGTATCTGTCGTCTAAGTCTACGATGTTCTTTTTCTTTCTGCGGTCCGATGTTACGACATCGTTACCAGATGTGTATGCTCTTGCTCTCAGACGTATTTCTGAACCTCTGATATATGTTGGGCAAGCATCGGAGCCTGCTATACCAACGAACACACCGGGGTTTGATACGGTATTATCGTAAAGGAAAGCCCAGTTACCGCCGTAGGATATGCCTGTATTATCAGCAAACTGTATTGATGATGCGATCTTAGCCGCAAATCTTATCTCCGAGCCCCTAATGTATGTGGTGCAGGCGTTAGAGCCTGTTATACCAACATTCACACCTGAGCCGTTAACAAAGCGGAATGCTACGTTGCCGCCGTAGCTTATACCGTAGCCGTCAGTGAATTCAAAGTTGGACTTAACCTTACCGTTGACGAACTTCAAGTCACCTGAGAACCAGTGACGGCAGCCATAGCTTGTATAGTAGTCACTGTAATTCATACGGTAGTATGGTGTTACTTCGTGATTGTATAGGGTACCTATCATAACGCCCTGGAAGTTCGTGGAGCCGAGTAGAGCATACTGTGCCTTAGTCGGGTCCGAACTGTTGACCGCAGCGCCCAGACCGCCGACACGGTTATTGTTAAGGTATGCGTGTACCCTACCGTCCATCACCTTAATTTTACAGCCTTGCTCGTCTGCACCTGTCTCGAACGTACCTGTCAGCGTTGCATTCGTTGCTGACATCGTACCGGAACTCGATACAGAGAAGTTTTTAGCTGATATAGAGCCTGTGGAGAGGTTAATGTACGTACCCGCCGTAACACTACCGCCTGACGTAGCGTAGTTCGATGATTTGATAGAGCCGCCTGTCAGAGTAAGGTTTGATGCGGTTACTGTACCGTTTGCGGAAAGCTTGAAGTACGTGCTGTCCACAACAAATCTGTTTGAGGTCATCTTTATCTGACCTGTGCTCGCGTTGATCTCGGACACCAGATTAGCACTCTTGACACACAGATTGATATTGCTAGCGTTCTGTGTTATTGCCGTCTGCTGACCGTTCACTGTGCTGACTAACGAGGTTATCTGGTTAGCCTGCTGTGATATCTGCGATTCAGCTGTTGTGAGCTCAGATACGATAGATGTTATCCTGTTCGCCTGCTGCGTTATCTTCGATTCTGCCGTTGTTACTCGGTTTGCTATGCCGTTAACTGTGGTCTGTGTAGCGTAGGTCTGCTGCACTCTCGATTCAATGCCGCTAGCTGTCTGCGTGACAAGCGTAGTATACTCACTCGTGACCTGCTCATAGAAGTCACCGTCTACATACTCTGCAAGCGTTTCCGTAGCTGATACCGCAGAAGTTATCCGGTCAGAAAGGAGCTGCAGGTCTGACGTGTGTCGGGTTGATGTGACGTAGTTCCTCAGCTTGTTGTCCGTCTGCGTGTTAGCCGCATTGTATGCCGCCGCTGCCTGACCCTGAGCATATGTCATAGCACGTGTGGTCTGCGCTGTAACTGAAAGAGATATTTCTTCCTGTGTCTGCCTGATAGCTGTGTCAAGCTGTTCTGTGGTTACGAACTCAACGAGCCGCATATCCGTGTAAGCCGCTGCAGCCGCTGCCGCTGTATCTGCCACAGCATTGATGTTCTCCTGAACGTCCTCAGGAGCCTGTCTATAATCAGATGCTTTCGTTGATGATTCAAGCATCGGGTGCCAGATGTAGTATGTTCCCGCGGGTAAGTACAAGTCACATGAGCTGTTAGCTTCTGCCGAAGATGTGCAAGTATATACATTCCACTCCGAAGTGACGGAAAGCGCGAAGGGCGTAGAGCCTACATAAGCAGTTACAGTCCTTGCGGAACTAGCCTTTATCCAGAGCCTTAACGTATAACTGCACTCTCGCGCTATCCCGGCAAGGGCAAATAGCCCTGCCGAGACAACTTCGAGAGCAGCCATAATACTTGTATCACCGTTCGGGTCTATGCCTGTATAGCGTGATACAGAGTTAGCCATAGTTAGAAGATTCCTCCCTCTTCGGTAAGTGTCGGGATAAGCTCTTCAAGTTCGTTGATCTGATCGCGGAGAGCCTGTCTCTCAGCGTGCAGCTTCTTGATATCGTAAGGAGCTTCCTTTCCCACTGCCTTATACTCTATGTTCTTGATTACTCTGTAATCGGAGAGTGTCAGCAGGTTCTTGATGTGGCTTATTTCCTGTCTTGCTTCAAATCTGGTCATATGCTCACCTCCTGTGAGTGTGGGGTATCTATCCTATATCCTGTCGGTATTAACCGAACAGGATAACAGGGCGAACGTAGATCGCGATTGATGCGCCGTTACCGCCTGCAAGGCCTGAGTTATTGCAAGCGCAGAAGAATGTGTCGTTCATGACAGCACGCAGCCATGTGTTGTTTCTGCCGTACTGTGTGGGGTTGATGAAGTTGAATACCGGCAGTATCTTAGTGTCGTTACCAACATCGAATGCGGAAGAACTCCACAGAGTTGAGCCGTAGAGCTGTACCTCGTTCATAAGCTGCAGTTCAACTGTGCTCCATGCTGCAGTCTTAGATGCGCCCTGCATACCCGCTGCAGCCGCTGTGGTTATCGAGCTGTCAACCGATGTAGTGAGCCAAGACCTGTGCTGCAGCAGGTGATTACCCAGTGCAGTCTTAAAGGCTTTTGCGTAACACGGTAAGATTATCTGATGCATATCAGAGTTAGCATAGCCGCCTGCTGTTGTGTTGGTGGGGTTCATAGCTGCTGTGGTAGCCAGTACACTACGAGGGATAAGTACAGCGTGGTGTGTACCGAGTGCTGTATCACCGTTGCCGTAGTAGTAGTCGAAGCCTGCGAACATCAGAGCAACGCTCTCGGTCTTTGTCAGCTTAGTGGCGTAGATCTTGCCGCTCTGGGGTGTAGCATCTGAGGTTGCAGTCCATACCCTCTCGTTGATGGTGCCGCTTGCTTCGTAGTAAGTGGTACCGCTGTCGAAGGTAGAGCCGGTGAAGTGTGTGTAGATGTCTGTGGTGATAGATACCGTGAAGTAGTCACCAAGAAACAAATCATCAAAGTTACCGCTGTGTATCATGCTGTACATCTGAGCCACAGTATACACGTTGGTGAGGTCTTTACCTCTGAAAATGCCGTTGTGAGGAGAGCCGTTGCCCCTCAGGGTCTGGAATGTGTCCGTTATCTTGAACACATCGTCCAGATTAGCACGTGCGAACGCGCCGCCGTTGTCAATGTAGACCTTTGCACCCGCTGCTACGGAAGCCGCTGCATCAACCTGTGTGATTTCCTTTGTTGCGAGATTTTCATTAGCCATTAAAGATTCCTCCCTTGAATCATTAATCATATAACAAGCCATTTGCCGTTATCTGTGAGGGCAAATGAGCCGTCTGTCAAGCCGTTGTTGTAGAAGAAATGAGTTGTGCCTATCAGATCTATACTGTTCAGTATGAGATTTCGTGCACCTACCTCAAATGCTTCATACTCTGCCTTAGTGGTATATGTGCTGCTTACGGTCTGTAAGATGCTGCCCTGTGTCTGCTCAATAGCACTCTGCATCTGAGCTGTCGTGCTGTATGAAGTCAGCAGATTATCGGTGTAGCTGTTAGCCGCTGCCGCCGCTGCATTCGCTTTGCTTGCCGCATCTGCTGCCGCCGTTGCTATTGCCGCCGCTTCTGCCGCATCTGCTTTACTAGCCGCATCTGTTGCCGCTGCCGCTATTGCCGCCGCTTCTGCCGCATCTGCTTTGAGTGTAGCATCTGCCGCCGCATCGTCCCTCACTCCGTCAGCGTAGCTGATAAGCTCTGTACGAGTGTCTGTGATGGTCTGGGTGATACTGTTTGCGGTCTGCTGTATCATTGACCGTACATCGGTAGTCGTGCTGTAATCAGCTATCTTAACGTCATAGTAGTTCTTAGCCGCCGTCTCTGCCGCATTGGCTTTGCTCGTTGCATCTGCTGCCGCCGCGGTTCCTACACCGTCAGCGTAGGTTACTGCATCTGCATAAGTTGATGCACCCTGAGCTGTGACTTCGGCATGAGTTGCATATGTCTCCGAGACTTCCTGCGTGATAGCATCTATTGCTACGTCAACGTAGGAGTGCATCTGAGCTGTTGTGCTGTAATTGGTGAGTAATGCGTGCTCTATGCTGTTAACGCCTGCGAGAGCCGCTGCGGCATCTTGTAGAGCTCTTGACACCTCACTGTCCCTGATTAACATCCAGTAGAAGTTACTGAGTGCATCACCGTTATCCGTGAGGACTACGCCGCCTGCTGTGAATACGTTCTGCGACATGAAGCGGTATGAATAACCGTTGCTGTCGTAGTACATATTACCGATGTGCTTTTGCAGCTCACCATTTGCCGCCCAGTCCGCAGCAGGATAGTTTTGCAAGGTCGGAGCTTCATCACCAACGAAGGTGTTTGTGGCACCGTCAATCTGCTGCTGTATGCTTGATATCTCCGAGCCCAGTGCTATGCTTACCGAGTTGATGTTCTGGGTAAGCGTGGAGTACTGAGTGTTCATGGTCTGTGTCAGAGCATCAGATGCAGCAGTGATATCCTGCTGCCATATCTTAGATGATATCTGCCCCTGAATAACCGAGATCGCCGTACCCTGTGAGCTGATTGTACTACCTTGTGCCGTAACAAGTGTAGTCAGGTTTGTGAATGCTACGTCAAGGGTTTGGTTCTCGGTATCGAGTTTGACTTTCGCGCCGCTCAGGGTGTTCGAGCCGTCCTCATTTATCGCGCTGAAAAGTGAATCTATGTCAAGCTTGTAAGCTGATATGTTGGCGTTATCCATTACAACATCATTTCTGATGACTTTTCTCGTGATGCCGTCAGCCGTAAGACCGAGCGCATCAAACATGAGATTTCCTTCATCGTCCCAGATGTATATGTTGTAATCTTCCTCTGCATCTTCACCGATCTGCACCCTGACGTTGGTTCCGTCCGATATGCTGATAGTGTTATCTACAATAGAAAGCTTATGGGAGTTGTCGCCGTATATGCGGATAGCATTGGTGAAGATGTTACCCGCGCTGATCTTGCTAGCAGATACGCTCTCGATCATAGCACTTGTGATCTGTGCATTACCGAGCTGTGCTATCACAGCATTAGCAAAAGAGGTCTGTATGCTTGTACCTGTCGCAGAACCGAACATCAGAGTATCAATATCCGCTACGTTCGCTTCAACGGAGCCTATCCTTGCGGTAGCCGCCTGCAGGTCAGTTATGTTAGCTTTCTGTGCTACCAGAGTACTGATATTCGCTGTTGCCGCTTGCAGATTAGTGATATTGGCGTTTACTGCCGTGATATCCGAAGCGTACAAGCTATGGAATGATGCCACATCACCCTCGAGGTACTGTATACGCGCTGTCACTGCCGTGAGGTCGGTAACATCTGCCTTGTCAGCCCTCAGCTGTCGGATATCTGCCTGTGCAGCTCTCAGCGTGCCTGTTATCTCTACGTCTACCGCTTCAAGGTGACTTATGACAGCGTTTGTAGCTTCAAGGTTCTCGATAGTAGCATAGGTTATTTCTGCTATATCAGCCCTCAGGTATGAGGTCTTTATCTGGTTTGCATCACGCTTTAATCTCTCGATCTGCTGATGTGTACTGCTTCTGTCCTCGTCCCTGCTGTCCGTAGCCTTTGCGGAGAGCTTGTCCGTCATGCTCTGAAAGCCCGCTAACGTTCTCTCGAAGATGTACGTCTCAATCTGATCTCCGTCAGAGTCAATTGTTATCTTGTCTCCGACTTCTAACCACGGTCTGCCTGTTATCGGGGTGTTGTGCCCGGTATAGGTGATACCCTCGAAAGCTCCGTATATCGTCTGTGCTACTCTTGCAAGGTCTGCATCGTTGAGATCGTAGCAGAGGAAGTTATCACTGATCGTGTAGGCATTGAAGCCGCCCTGTGCAGGATAGACAACACCCTGCTCATTGGAGAGTGAATAAGCTATTGCCGCTTCTATCTCCGGAACTGTCCAGTTCTCGTGCGTGGCTCCTGCCTTGTAGTGGTCTGCGCCGCCCTCGAAGAGTGTTATGACCGATTCGGTGCCCAGTCTGACGAAGGAAAGCTGACCCTGTCTGTTGATGTGACCGAATGCACCGTTTATCTCGCAGATAGCTCTTAGCGCCTGCCGTCCTGTGAGGTTGATGTCCACAGCATCACTCTTTGCGATTACCATATCATCAAGCGGTAACCGCTGCTCAGGTGCTGTCTCAACGCCCACATGAGCACACAGTGCAATTCTGAACTGCTGCAAAGTCATCGGGAACGCGAGCGAGTTGTACCACTCGAAGATCTTCACATCGAACTTAATCATGCTGTCATACGCTGTCAGAGTGTAGAACCATGTGTTGTTCTCGTGCGGTACGTCATCGACATAGAACGTGCCCATGTCAAGCTCAACTGAGGTATTACCCTGTGAAGCATTGAGCACGACAACAAGCTTCTTGTCTTTCAGCTCTGAGCTGTTAAGGTTAGCAAGCTTTATCGTCAGCACCGATGATTCGCAAGCACCAATGTCAAGGCTCTGAGCGGAGCACAGACTTTCCTTTATGGTCAAGCTGTTGTCAACCATCTTCTCTGTCGGTATCGTGAACTCGGGTTCATCGTCAGAGTTGTATACAACTATCTGCCAATTCTTGACGGTACCGTTTGCTAGCAATATCTGCTGCTGTTCGCTAGAAATGTCTATCATCGCTGCTCACCGTACCCTATGAATTTGAATGTCGTTGACTTGTATATCAGGGTGCCGCCCTGAATACGGCTGTATGTGAACGTCATATCGGGCATATAGAACGTATCTGTGCAGTAGGTCATTCGCTCGTCATTCCAGTATGTGAGCGTGAGTTTACGCTCCATACTGTTGATGACGCCGCTCTCGATAGCTTCTTTGAATGCTGCTACCTGGTCAACGTTCAAGCCGTCAAGTGTCGTTAATTCAAGTGTTGAAGTCACCCCCGGCAGAACATTTCTGTGAAGTATGCCGTAACCGTCTCGGTACGAATCCTTATCCTGCCTTTGGTCAGGGGTGCATTTAAATCCCTCTGCAGCTAAGTACTGATCGAGGATAGTTCCGTTGTAGGCTTTTACCAGATAGCCCCTAAAGTTGCTCATACTCAATCACTCCTGTCTTATACTGTAAAGGGATTTCTGCCGGTTGATTTCTGCTCTTTACGAGCACTACTTTTCACGCTGCTGTATATTGCATCGTCTGATATGCCTGTCTCTTTGTTGTCGATTGCATCTACAACATCATCAAGCTTATTTACTACCGCATCTAAGCGGTCAGTGATCGCCGCTATATTAACGGAGCTGTCAGTTCCGCTTGAATCAGAGCTGTCATACTGTGCAAGCTTGTAAGGTACCACGCTACCCGCAGCCACAGCAGGAACGGAGAATGTTACATTACCTGCGATAGCTTCAAGCCGCTCGATCATGTCTGAGAACGCATCTGTTATCTTATCCGAGAAGTTGTCAAGGAAACCTGTGTACTTGTTGTCCGCGTTTATCGGGATAAGCACGCTAGTGTCCTGCGCTTCATCGGAGATACCCTGTGCGAGGTCTGATACGGCGTTAAGAGCTATGCTCTTGTTCTTGTTGATACCCTCAGCCATGAGCTCCAACATATCAGGCATATAGGTGTGGAAGTTACTCAGAGGACCCTTCTCAGGTTCGGAGAATCCGAGGTAGTCTCTGATATCTCCTGCGAGGGAGCTTACCGAATCCCATACACTGCCTGCCATGTTACGAATACCGTTAGCCATGTTATCACATATATCTGCACCCCACGTCCAAGCGTTGGAAACGAGGTTTGAGAATGTACCTGAAACTGATGACCAGATACCCGACACAGCACTTGATACTGTGGACTTCATGGAGCTGAATCCGTTTGAAATGCTCGACTTAATGCTGCTGATCTTGCTTGTTACGGTCGAGTATACGTTGCTGAATCCGTTCGATACCGAAGTCTTGATACTTGACATCTTAGAGGAGATCGTGTTCCAAGCGTTTGTGAAGCCCTCGGAGACCTTCTGTTTGATGTTTGATACCTTTTCGACTACCGCATCCTTAGCAGCCGTGAATTTCTCGGAGATCGCAGCCTTTATCTGCGAAGCTGATTCCTTTATTTTGCTTGTAACCGCATTCCATGCTGTTGAACAGGCCGACTTGATGCCGTTCCAAGCGTTCACGCAAACTGACTTGATGCTCGACCAAGCGTTTGTGAAGAATGACTTGATACTCGACCAAGCGGCAGAAATGCCGTTTTTCAAGCCTGCTATCAGGAAGCCGCCCATTTCCGCCATGACTGTTGACGGAGAGTGTATACCGAATGCTGCCTTGAAGCCGTTTATGAATGGGTCAAAGATGTTGGTAACTATCCAAGAGCCTATCGAAGCTAAGCCCTCAACTATACCGGTCAGAACGCCTTCCCAGATGTTACCGCCTGCTGCCTTGACTTGCTCTATGAAGTAGTCTCTAACGCCTGCCCATGCAGCCTTAACGCCCTCCCAGAGCGTGAGGAAGAATGCGCCGAGAAGTGATACCGCACCGCCTATTGCACCGCCTAAGAGCTCGAATGCCTTAGTGATAAGACCACCCCAGTCAATGCTTGTAAGCATACCGACTAAACCGTTCAGCACACTGCTTGCAAGCTTGCTCCAATCCAGAGTGCCTACAAATCCTGTGATAAGGTTCAGAGCACCCGAGAGTATGTTGCTGAGCATGGAAGTCAAGCTCTTGACCACGCCTACCCAGTCAATGTTGTTAATGAACTTCGCGATATCCGCGCCTATCTGTGAGAAGTCAATGGACTTGAACGTCTCGGAAACGAAGTCGAAAGCGTTCTTTACTGCCGTTGAAAGTGTCTCACCGAGCATACCCCAGTCAACCGCTGCGAATGCGTTATTGACTGAACTGCCTATGCCCTTTGCAAGGCTCTTGAAGTCGAAGTTATGAACTACGGAGTGAATGAAGCTGAGAGCTGATTGGAACATAGTTCCGATAGTCTTACCAAGCTTACCCCAGTTAACTCCATGAATGAAGCCGTTCAGTCCGTCCATGAGGGACTTGCCGAGGTTCGCCCAGTTAATGCCTGTGACTAACAGGTTTATTGTGTTGACTATCGTGTTAACGCCCTGAGCTACCGTATCACCTATCAGTGTCCAGTTCACATTGTCAACTATCGAATTGAATGTCCTTGTAAGTCCGTCCGCGAAAGCGGTTATCTTCGGGCCTACTTTATCCCAACTGATAGCAGAATTGATTTTCTGAACTATGCTGTTGAATTTATTTGCTATCGCTTCACCGATACCCTCAAAGTCGCCGTTCTTGAAAGCGTTTTTGATCTTATCGGCTATGCTCTTTATCTTGCTGTCAATGGGCACCGTCTCAAACATATCAGCAGGGTTCGTATCTCCTGCGTTGTTTGAGTTGTCCGAGCCCGATGATGTGTTGTTCAGTTCATCGAAGCCTGCTACCGACTTATTAGCCTTGTCTGCCGCTTTTGACGTTTCCTTTAGTGATGCTGCGTAGTCTTTTTGGACTGTGACCGCCTTTTTGAATGAGCTTGCACCCGAGAGTGCAGCTACGAGCATACCTATCTTTGTAAACGCATCTGACAGCAGATTTATCAGCGTTGTCAGTATCGGAGATACCACAGTGATGATCGGCGCGAAAGCTGTTGCAAAACTGTTTTTCAGCTGTGTAAGAGCCGTCATCATAGCCGACATCGAAGCGTTAAGCTCGGGTGAGACCTGTGCAAGGTTCTTGATACCGTCCACCGCTCCTGAGAACAG